TCAATTTCTCCAGTAAAAAATGCCATTATCAAATTAAATCCACTTTGAATTGGAGTTAAGAAGTTTACAATATTATCAATAATTTCTTTTACTTTCTCTATAATAGCAGGAAGTGCATTGACTATAATTCCTGCAACTATAAGACCAATAAATTCAAAAAGTTTATCAAAAATACTACCAGTAGAGGTAATAACATTTTTTATATTTTTTATACTCTTATCAATAGGAGAAGTTCTTTTTTCTAATGTTTTTTCTTCTTTACTAAGTTTTCTTTTACTTTCTTGCCTTTTTCTTAGTTTTTTATTCTCAGATTCGGTTTTTATATATTGATTATTAGATTCTACAAGAAACTTATGAATATTAGTTACATTAATTTTAAGTTGTTCAGATTGAGATTTTGAAGATGGAGATTCTTTAATTGTAAGTTTTTTTGAAGTTCCACTTGAACTTGATATTGTTTCACCTCTTCCTTTAGATATTGAAGAACGTTGCCCAATTTTATTTTCTTCCGAAGAAATAAGTTCTGATTTTTTTGATAATTTATCAGTTTTTTTATTAGATGCTTTATCTTTATCCTTAATAAGAGATTTTGCTTTTTTTGCGGCAATTTTTTTAACTCCATTTTTTGCAACTTGGGATCCTGTCGTCCTTACTAATCCTGCTATTAGAGATGCTGCCATGATACTAAACGGTTATTCCATATAGCATTGGAGTTAATTGGCGATAAGGATTTGACATATTGACACTAGAGATTTCAGGAACTTCAGTTGCCCCTTCTCCAACACCCATATTTGGCATTTCTGGTGGTGGTAATTGATTTGCAATTGTTGGAAGAGTTGTTATATTTACTCCCCCACGACCTCGTTTTCTGGAAGTTATCAGTTGATATATTTTTTCAGTTCTCATATTATTTACAATAGATCCATCAATATTTGGAGAAAAAAGTTCTGGCCCACCTTCTCCGACTAGATATGGAGTCCCCGCAGATACTGGACCACCCATTGCTCTTGCTTCAACTTTAGTTGTATTAGTCTCAAAATCTATTGGAACAATTTCTGAAATTTTTCCTGAATATTTCGTTCTAATTTCTTTTTCTGCTTCTGATTTAGTTTGATTATGTTTGCTAACATCCTCATTACTAGAAGTTCCACTCAATTTAGAACTATCGTCCATACTACGATGTTTATCACGGATTTCTCCTCTCATATCATCTCTCATATCATTGAGTTGTTTTCTCTTTGCTAAAACATCTTGAGAAATTGCTTTCTCCTCCGTTGTCATTGTTTCTTCTTTTCTTGTTCCTGCCCACCCTAAGAAATCCCAAGAAGCACCTTTACTTCTTTTCTTTCCGTCTTTGTCAAGACCGGCATCTTTTAATTTTTTGTCAAGAATATCATGTGCGGCACTAAATTGTGTGCCACCAGTCAATTGATTTCTTGCTGCTTTAAATCCTGCTTCTAATCCTTTCCATGCAAGAACTGCCGCACCGGCAATCAATAATGCTTTTGCAAGGAATGGAACTGCCACAGCAAATAGTGGCATCATTAATCCCAATGATCCTATCAATCCACCGATAGCTCCAATCAAAGGCATTAATGCAATTGCTCCGACTGCGGCTGCTGCCCAACCCCAATTTTCTTTAATCCAATTAAACCATCCCTTCACCTTCTCCATATTTTCCGGATTCTTCAACCATTCAAATATTGCATTTCCGGCAATTCCGAGTGCAAGAGTTCCAATAAAGTCCATAATACGACCAAAGATTCCCTTGACCGGTGCTAAAGCTTCATTTGACTTTTCACCTACCGATTTTTGTATTCTCTTAGAAGATTTTTCTAATTGACTTTCTTCCCTACCAAGTTTTGCTTTAGATGCACTTCTTTTTTCTCTATCAGTTTCACCTCTTCCACCTTGCGATCTCAATGCAGAACTTCTCATAAGTTCTTTTTGAATTTGAACAAGAATTTTATTTGTTTCTATGAGACTTTTAGTTAAATCTTTTTGATTGTCCCCTACACCCCCTTCAATTTTAGGAATTATTTTTTCTACTTCTATTACTTTAGTCTCTACTTTTTCAATTTTAGGAATTATTTTTGATAAATTAAACTCTAATGCCTTAATACGAACTAGAGACTTTCTTACATGACCAGATAATTTACTTAATGTCTTATGAATATTTTTAAGAGATTCTCCAGAACCACCTCCAGCACTATCTTCTTTCCCAAAGACTGCTGATGAGACAGTCTTTACATTAAACTTTGGAGTATTTGTTGTCTTTATACTTAAGTTAGATTCCACTTTGCTGTTGTGCCTTTAGGTTTTCTTCTTCAATATATTGTTGAAGTAGAGCAAGATAAACTTCTCTCTCCCACGGAATCATATTTTCTAGTTCTGTTAATGAATATTTATGATGCTGCATCAAGGCAAAATTTATCTTGTAGTATGACTCAAGATTTGTATGAACCATACCTAACTGAAAAAACTTGCTAGTCCTTCCAAAACAACTTCAGATTCCACACCAGTTTCTGGATTTTTTACTACAATTATATGAGAAAGTTTTGGCATTGTAGTAAAGAACTTCTCAATTTGTTTAAATTGTTTTGTGTTCATTTGTTCAAGGAACTCATCAAGTTCTTTTCTCGAATATTCGGATGCTTCCCAACTTTCTTCTTGATTGTAAATCATCTCAATACAAGATGAAATCATTGCAAGTGATTGTCCAACTTCACTTACAACTTCTCCGGTCTCAAAATTATTCTCAACAAATTGATCCAATGAAGGATAACGAAGTTTCATTGAGAGTTCATCATCTAGTTTAATAATATTCTTATGACCTCTAGTCTTCTGAATCTTAATCGAATCAATATCAATCGACATTTCTACCTGTGTCTCACCATCATCAGGACAAGTAATATTTACGTCAACAGTTTCTCCAACAGATCTTGCTCTTACATTTAGAAACAAATATTCAATATCAAAAGTGGCAAGAGATTCGATTTTTACATTTTCAGTAAGAATACAATCAGAAAGAATTTGTATAATGGAATTGGTAATATCTGTCATATTTTCAGATTCCATTGCCATGATTAAAATCTTTTCTTCTCTCACAAGGAAAGGTCTATATTTAATCTTCTTTCCTGTTGAAGGCAACGTCATCTCATACGTTGGAGTATTAATCTTGGGTAAAGGCATAGTAATTAATATAATTCAGTTATTTTTATTTAGAGGGGTTATTTTATCTCTTCCTTTTACCCACCCCAAAGGAAACTCAAAGGATTTCTTGCAGGTCGTTTTTCAATAAAACTTTTAGTTGGTGTTATTGAAAAAGATCCTTCAGGAACTTTATTTCCATAGTTTCTTCTGTCTCTAATTTCTGCTTCACTAGTCACACTACGCAAATTTGGATTGGAAGGCAATCCTTGACCAGTAGTACCACTTCCAAAAGTTCCATCTCTTCCAGTTCCGGTATTTGGTACTACCGGAGGAGTATTTCTTCCAGTTCCAGTATTTGATACTACCGGAGGAGTTACAGATTCAAATGTATCACGTTTTACTTGTTGTAATTCCGAAGATTGTTGCTTAGGATCAGCAAAAGAACCTTGAAATCCTTTAGAAAATCCATTATTACCTATAACATATCGATCATAATTAAAACTTACACTCACTTTTAATACGTCGGCACCACCATAAGAAACAGGAACTGCACTGATTAATTTTGGAAATGCATTCATGAATGAGTATGTCATTCTAGGTCCAAAATTCTTTTCAAATTTGGTAATTGATATTGTTTGGCACTTATAACTATCGGGATATCTCATTCTACGATAATAATTAGATTGTGAGGGTTGTGCTCCATCACCAATTGGTCCAAGAATTTCACTGCCACTTGAAATAAAATCAATCCATCCCTCAAAAAATCTTAAATTATTATAATCACTATCGACATAAAAAGTAAAATCAAAGTCAGTGTATAATCTCGTATGGGCAAATTCTTGAGATATTCCCATAAAGTTGTCTTTTACTTCTGCCGTCGCAAGACTAGTTCCTGGTAGTGATGCCTCAGAACAAAGAAGACCAGAATCACGAGAAATAAAATCTAAATTAACTCCAAACTTATCCTCTATATACCCCAAGAGTCCTTGACCACCAAAAGTTGTAAGAGATGAAAAGTCTACTTGATAGTGATTAGTCTGTGCTAAATTTCCAAATAAACGTTGAGGATCTACATCACCATCTCCACCTCTAGAGTTTCTAATAAATTTTACTATAGGTTTTACTGCCACTCTAAATACCTTATATGGTCCTTTATTATTAGTTATTTAGATGTCATATAAGGGAAAATACAAACCATCTTATCCTAAAAAGTATAAGGGTGATTCCTATAACATCGTTTATCGTTCCTTATGGGAAAGAAAATTCATGGTTTATTGTGACAATAACCAGAATATTTTAGAATGGGCAAGTGAAGAAATCGTCGTTCCATATCGTTCCCCAATTGACAATAGAGTTCATCGTTATTTTCCAGATTTTTATATTAAGGTCAAAGAATCTAACGGAACAATTAAAAAGAAGATTATTGAAATCAAACCATTTAAGCAGTGTATCGAACCTAAAGTCAAACAAAGAAAGACGAAAGGTTATATCTATGAAGTCGTTGAGTATGCTAAAAATCAGGCAAAGTGGAATGCCGCCAA